CGAAGATGTGCGCTTGTATCAACCAAGTCCTGCTGTATTACAACGCAGCTTGCGATTAGTAGACGAAGATGATTTGCTAAAGCCTGCGGACAAGCTATTCATCAATGACTTTGTTAGCACTCTTGAGCAGAAAATGAGTGTTAATGAGCGGGCTGCAGTGGCTGACAATTTGAGAGTAGTGTTCACTCGCTTTCGTAAGAACAAGGAGCCTTGGGCTAACTTCAAGGCAGTGTCTAATGCGCAGATGAAATTTGATGTCATGAACGTTAGTGAGTATATTGAAACTCAGTTACGTAAGGACGCAGATTTACTACAGCGCCTGAAATTAGATAACTACATTGACCCTGTCTTGGGGCCAGTGCAACTGGACGATCTCCATGACAGCTTCCATAGTAACATTAAAGCCAAGATCGCTTGGGAAGACAAAACTGCCCCCAAGATTGCAAAAGAGCTGCGAAATGTACTCGATCGAAAGATTCCCCCGAAGCTCTGGATACGGTTGGATGACAAGCAGTTGGATGAGTTCTATTTGCGCTTTGCAAACCGCTTATCTCTTGCAGATTCGCCTGATAGAGACCAGCTTGCGGTATCCCTTGGCAGAGACCTGTATAACTCGGCAAATTGGCGAGGAAGCAGACGAGAGTGGTACAACCTAGGTGTAAAGATCCTGGATGATGCTGCAGACAAGGGCTTCTACAAACTAGAGACTTTTGGTGTGCAAAAGCGTCGAATGAAGTCGAGGATGAGTGGTGCCTACTTTGGGCCGTATTACGAGACCTTTGCTGTAAACCTTCGCATTGTTGATCCACGTATCCAAGAGTATGCCAGGCTAACTCGCGCTGTAGAAGTTGGCATGCGTGTGCCCGCGCTTAATCCGAAACAAAGACTCATTATCCGTGAAGGTTACAAAACATATTTCATTGATAATGGACTGCTTGGACACTTAGACACCCGCATCCCAATCACATCTACATCTTCTTTCTCTGACTTTCCTGTAGAGCTAGTAGATAAAGATATGGCTAGTGCGTTAAACTGGTCAGGACAGTCTAAATACAAAATCGATCCAGAGTTTCATGACTTCATCGAAAAGTTGCTGTTCTTTAAGGATGATAAGGGCAAGGCTGCATACTACGATGGCTTGAACCAATATCGTGAGCATATCACAGCGCGTGGCGATGCTTATGAGCGGTTTAAAGCCATGAAGTGGCTGAGAGACAAAGATGCTGCTTTTAGCAATAATGCATTTTTAGATCATCGGGCACGCATTTATGAGCGTGGACTTATAGGTCCACAGAGTGGCGAGTCCTTCAGGCCATTCCTCTCCACTGATGTGTCAAAGCCATTAGGTGTGGACGGTTACTATAATTTGCAGGATCAGATTGGTGCTTTTCTTGGCGGTCTGACTGACAAATTAGAGGGGCCATACAACTCCCTCACCATTACAGGCAGACAAAAGATCGCCGAGAGGTGGAGGCCTGAACTTATCAAAATTGGCAATGCTGCACTAAGGGGCAAGCCGAACGATATTAGGTATATCCTTGATAGTGAGTTTGTGGCATTGGTAGATGGCGAAGAGCAGGGTAAAATGTTCAGGCTGGCCATTGAGATGGCTAAGATTGATGGGCATTTAGGTAGTGATTTTGCAAAGCGCAATATTGCAAAGCTGTTGCCAGAATACAAAACGGCTCTGGCACTAGAGCAGGACGCAAGCTCCAGTGGCGCCCAAATCATTGCACTAACCACTCGCAACAAGAAGTTGGCAGAGCTGTCTAATGTCATACCTACGCTGCAGAAGAAACGTCTGTATGATGAGATTGCGGCACTGACTTTTGACGACCCGAGATTCAAGGGGTTGAATAAGAAGTTGGGGCTAACTGAGAAAGAGCTCCGCAAAGCAGCGAAGGCAGCAAACATGGTCAGTTTCTATGGAGCTGGTGAGCGCACTCAAGTAATGAATATTGAGGCTAAGCTTGCAAAGGCCTTGGCAAAAGACTCTAACAAACTCGTAATCCGAGCGTCTGAGCGGGATGTAGTGCTCAACGAAATTAGTGCGCGCATGGCTCGTTACGAGAAATACGATCCTGACATGTATGAGCGTCTAAAAGCACTTAGAAAAGATGTTAAGGATAGCTTTGATAAAGGTCTTGACCCCGGTCTTGACCTTATGGAGCAGTTGTATTTCTTGGGTCCAAGAGAGCGGGAATTTGTAGAGCGCCTTACGCGTAACTACAATGAAGTAATAACACCTCAAGACTTTAGACTTATTGGCACTATCATGTCTGAAAATATGTCAGAACAAGTGCCTATTCTGAAATCATTCACTCGTTATTTTGGGCGGCTGGCTGAAGAGTTTCTGCTCAACGCCAAGCCTAAAGACTCAGCATGGGATGCAGAAGCTGAAATTGGCAAGGCAATTTTAGGCACTCGTAAGAAGGTGCCTGATGTGCTTAAGCGGTTGCCCGGCTGGAAGCCTAATAGTGCATTAGCTGATATTCTATTCGGTGTTAGAGAGAAAAAGCTCCCAAAAAAGTGGACCTCTGTGCCATCTATAAATTTCAGTGGCAAGACAATTGAGCAGACATTTACGCAGACTTTTGAAGAAAAGCTTGTGTATAAGGATGCTGATGGTAACTGGATAACCAACTTTGTACAAATCCCGCAAAAGACGGATCCTACAGTTTGGGAGCAGTTAACCAATGTTAAAGATAAAATCAATGATATCGCAGATGTGACCCAGGCTCGTACTGGTTATGGTGTTTCAATGAATCACAGTAATGATGCCACACTTGTAAAGGCCTTCCATCTGTGGGGCCGTAAAGTAGGCATCTCCACATCTACAATTCATGACGCGTTCTTTGCAAATGCAGCAGATATGCTATCGGGGCGAGCTGCTTTGCGTAACATATATGCAGACACTCTTGACAAGAATGTTGTAAAAGACACATTGGATGAGATGTTGAGACGTGGGTTGCCTCGTGCAATCTACAACAAGTACTTGGAAGAGGCCATTAACACTGGACTCATCCCTGTGCCTGGCAAGAGTATTGTAGGCGGCAAAGTGCTAAAAGACACTGACATTCTTCGTAAGAGTGATGTGTTAGCGCCTGTGCCTACAGGCTTCAATAATGATTTAGGGTTTTACGGAGTGGGGTAGTACCTCATACCAACTAACGGGTTGTACCCATGGAGTTAAAAATGAGCACCGAAGAAAATAAGTCAGAAGTTCAGCAGCAACAGAGTGATGTACAGCACAACGTTGATGTTGAAAAGGTTGTGAGTGAACGTGTGGCTGCAGCCATTGCTGAGATCAAAGTGAAGCTGGACGCTGCTTATGAAAAGCGCGATTCTGCAAACAAAGAGCTCGAGAGCTATAAGCAGAAAGAACGGGAAGCCGAAATTGCTCTGCTTAAAGAACAAGGCAATCTTAAAGAGGCTCATGAGAAAGAGCTGGAAACTCTTAAGGCAGAGAACAACAAACTCTTGCAACAAAATCTGTCATTGACTCGTGATGGTGCTATCAAGAATGCATTGACTGGCTATGAGACTCGCAATGCAAAAGCTGCAACTGTTGCGCAAGAAGCTATTGCATCAGAATTGATTCGAGATGATTCTGGTGTTTGGGTTCACCGCTCTGGCAAGAGCATTCCTGCATTTGTGGCAGAGTTTGCTGCAGATGCTGAGAACGCATTCTTGTTCAAACCTAAAGCCAACAATGGCGGTGGCGGCGGCAGCAACACACAAGTTGTGGACACTAATGCTAAAAAGTCTCTGTTCGCTATGTCACAAGAAGACGTAATTAAACTTGTCCAAGAGGGCAAACTTAAAAGGAAATAAGAAATGGGTGCAACTACTACTGTCGACGGCGTGGAAAACTACGTCCTTCAAGAAACCATCGGCGCGTACTCTGATGAAGCCTATACCAATGCCAAGAAGCTTGTCGGCACTGGAATTACTCAATCTTCTAACGAGATTGATGTTAACACTGAGACCTTCATTGGCCAGACTCGTTGGTTCAAGCCGCTTGCTCCGGTAATTAACGTTGCTAGCATCACTGATCCTACTGACGGCACTGTCACCCCGCACTCGACCGACTTCCTGGAATATGTGAAGTCTGTTCGTACGCATGGTGCGGAAGACGTGAACATGAAGCGTGTAATCACGCAGCAAGACGGTCTGGCCAAGGTTGGCCGTGACTTTGCCGAAACTCGTGCACAAGACGAGCATAATGCCATTCTGTCTGTGCTGAAGGGTGTTGCTGTTGCAGAAGCTCTGAACGGTGCTGCCACTGGTTCCGGGCAAGCAGGTCTTGGTGGTCAGACTTTCGACAATGACCCGACTGATGCTCGCTATGGCTTCTATGTGGACCTCGGTGCTTCCAAGCCGGTTGTTGCTGCTTCGAGCTCTGTGCAAGGTGCTGCTCGTGCTGAAGGTTTCCTGCAAGCTTACGGTATGGCTTACAAGGACTACGAGCCTTCGTATATGTACCTGGCAGCCAGCCCTGAAGTTATGGCTTCTTTCCGCTCTGCCAACCTGATTGACAATGATCGTGTCACTGACGGTTCCATCGAGTTCAGCACCATTTTCCAAGGTAAGTTCCGTCTTATCCCGACGCGTGCTGCTCAAGGCTTTACCACTGCTCAACTGACTAAGCTGAACACTGGCGCTGGCATTGACATCGTCGGTACCAAGACCTCTTTCCTGATCCTGCCTGGCTCTGTGGCATTCAATGCTCTGGAAGTCCCGATGCCTGTGGAAATGGAACGTAAGCCTGCTGCTTACAAGGGTGGTGGCAAGAGCTCGATCTGGTATCGCTGGGGCTATGTTGCTCACCCGCAGGGTTACACCTGGAACGGTAATCGCGAAGCCTTTGCTAGCGATGCTGACTATCAGGCTGTCAGCGCTAATGGCACTCCGACCGTGCTGACTGCTGCTACTATTGATGCCAACACCAAGGGTATCTGGAAGCGTAAAGTGGCTTCGGCACTCAGCCTGGGCATCCTGCCGGTGTTCCACTCCTAAGAGGTGTTGAATGGCACTTGTCAAGAATACCAATTCATACGTGACAGTAGCTGAGGCCGATGCCTACTTTGCGGACAGACTTAGTAACGATGTATGGTCAGCTCTGTCTCCCGAAAAGAAGGCGCAATCTCTTGTTGCTGCTACAGAGTACATTGATGGGTTGCGTTGGAAGGGCAGTGCCGTTGACTCTCAACAAGCATTGGCTTTCCCTCGTGTAGGGTCATATTATGATGCTAAGCTTGGAGCATATCAAGAGATGAATCCGACACCGTCTCGTGTAATCACAAGTGTATATGAGACGGCGATGCACCTTGTCAAAAACGAAGGTGTTCAAGAGGCCAATAGTGTTATTAAGGGCCTCAAAGTCGGGCCAATCGAGCTGACCGACATCAGAGCAGTCTCGGTAACATCTCCTGTTGTCAGTAACCTGTTAAAGGATATGCTTGACAATAGTGGGCGTACCTGGTGGAGGGCTAACTGATGCGTGCAATGGTAATGCGCCAAGTACGTAATGCCTTCAAGATATGCGGAGACTTGCTTGTAAGTGTCAATTTAGAGCTAAAGGCTGCAACAAGCTACAATATGGGAGATATGCTGGCAGTAGTGCCGCCAGCTATGCCCACAACTATTCAAGGCATTTTCTTGAACGAGACTAAGTTGAAGGGCGCAATTGCAGAGATTATCTTTATTTCAGAAGATGTGCCTGATCTGTCTTTGTACTCCACTCTTACTGTAAATGGTAAAGTTTGGAAAGTTGTAGAGCCTATTGTAGATGACACTTATCTTGTTAGAGTTGGACTGAACTAATGGGCAAATACACAGTATCTACCACTGCCATATTTGGACAATTCACCACAGCGCAATGGGATTCTACGGGGATCTTGGCTGTGCCGGCTGACTTTCAGCCTCCGCAGGGCACCTTAGAGTATGTCAGAGTAAGTGTATTGCATGGCAACTCTGGAATTAATGCTCGCTCCACTTCCGGCATCATCAATATTGACATATTCACACAAAATGGACTAGGCCCTGCAAGAGGCCTTGCTATTGCTGACATGCTTGACGAGGCGCTGTCTTGGATTGCTATTAACGATTCTGGGTATATCCAGACGGGTGTTAGCTCACTTTCACCTATGGGCGTTGATGGCAGCAATCCTGCTCTACAGCGTCATCTGTACACCACTCAATTTAATTACTTTGGAGTTTGAACAACTATGGCACATATCACTTCCATCGGCGCGGGCATGTTCTCGGACCTGTCTATCGCCAACCCTGTTGCTACGGTAACCGCTACTGTTGACACTGAGGCCGAGTTTGTTGCGCTGTTTGCTACGGAGTCTGACACTCCGGCTGCAGGCGCTTTTATTCGTGTCAAGAACGTACGTGAGTTTCCGGCAATGGGTACCCCGCCGAACGTCGTAAACGTTCCTGTATATGGTCAGAAGTCTTCGCAACAGATTCAAGGCCAGTCTGACGCCCCTTCACTGGAAATTACTGTCAACTACGTTCCTGCCGATTGGGCTGCCGGCACCGTTCTTGGCGGTATGGCCTCTGATGGTAAACTTCGTGCTTTCCGAT